TGTTATTTCAAGTATTGTGTTTGGCGGTATGGTTGCAGCATCGTTTTGGGCAATGTTTAAGATATTGTCTGCTTTGTGTGGTAGTGTTATTGCGAATACCACTGGTGATAGTGGTGATACTGTGTTTGTTGTTCAAGATGATTCCATGGATAAACATAGTCGATCTGTCCTACAACCCAAGAGTCAGACATATTACCAGATTGTGTTGGTTAGGACGCGCAAATCTGATGGATTAGTTGTACGACGTGCCCCATGTACATTACGTTTTGTTAGTGATTTTGTTGGTAAAACTGTTGCTCATTTATATTGTGAATGGCAGCGATTGGCTAAACTTGGTGATACTGATTTTAAGATTTATTTATCCTCTTATAATAACACTAACGCTCTTGGTTCAGAACAGAGTTTTAATCATAAGTTTGATATGGTAGATCTTAAATGGCAATTGAACCCAGATGGCTTAGATCTAGTATTCATTACATTTCCCAAGTCTAAGATTTCCATGCAGAGTTATTGTATTGATGAGTACCCTGATGCTAACGATAAACCTTTTATGTCGTGGTTGAAGACAAAGGAGAAGAAGCAAGCTGTTGCATTGATTAAATTATCTAGTGGTTTTAAATATGTGAAATGTAATGTTTGGTATGATGGTGATACAATATCATATAATTATAATGCTATGCATGGCGATACTTCTATTGAGTCTAAACCTTTTACTCATGTTGCTAATACACTTAGAAGTGATCTAGCAGCCGTTGCTGGTTGGTGTGGTAGTGAAGTCTGGCTTATTGATCCTGGTATGAAGCAATTTGGTAAGCAATATAGTAATCCAATACCTATTTATTCCCATATAGGTATGACTTCAGCCCAATCCGTTGGTATTCTTATGACTAGACAAGAGTTTAGTAGAGTTGATGCTACTTTGTTGAGTAAGTCTAAACATACATCTTCAGACGTTGTTAAGAGATCTGAAGAGAATAAAGTCATATTTATGTCAAAATTGCGTGAGTACCTTAAGGAAGTTGTGCCTCATGATGCTAATACGGATGTGATTGTAGGCGAAATTTTGGATATTGCTAATGGAATTCATGATGTTGATGAGATAACTGAAGTCCCGAGACATGCTAATGTTTTGGAGCGTGTTGAGGCTCCTAAGATTAATTTATCGTCATCTATAAAGCATTCTATTTTATATCATGACTTGTCATCTCTTTATGATGAGGTAGGTTTTAGTAAAACGCGTAAACCTATTCGAACATTTAAACATTTCGATGATGCTGGTCGTTTTGTTAATCCTTTAGCAAATGGTTTGGGTAAATATGGTACTAATCCTCAAGAGATACCACTAACACAGACTGAATTTATAATTAATAATACTGTTAGGCATATATATACCATTTCTAAACCACCAACATCTACAACTCACTTAACATTTGAGGAATTCATGCTTGGTATGGATGGTGTGCGGAAAAAACCTAAAGATAGCACATCCGCTGGTTATACATTTACTATGTTGAAGAATATTCTTGGTCTCACTGGTAAAGGTAGGACTTGGATTTGGTCTAATGAGATAGGTATTGATTTTGATAGCCCATTTGTTAAAGCTCTCAAGGCTACTGTTGATGCTAATGAACAAGTTATTAAGAGTGGTCAACGTTTAATGAATATTAATGTAGATCATATGAAAGATGAATTGCGAACATTT